GAAATGACAGAAGATGGCATGACTTTTAAGGGAGCGATGGAATGTATCTTCGCCGATAAAAAACCTACAGACTATGATTTGGGTGCTACTAAGGATTGGTTGCCAAAATCTAAGGAGTTTGATGATTGGGTCGGCTATTCACCAGGTATGTCTCAGTTAGTTATTGCAGTTTATTTGATTTATGGAGGAAGGGAAGATGAATAAGCAGGGACTCATTGAACGCTATGAAAAATTTAAAGCTAGCAAGAAAAAAATGACCTCAGTTGATTTGGTTTTGAAAGACTTGCGGTCTTTGGACGAGCCAGAACCGTTGCCATTCAAGTTAAAAGATGTCGTTCGTCGAATAAGAGGGTTTGATCCGACGACACAGACTAGATGGCTTAATGACATCCTTAAAGAATTAGGTGATGACTACGGTTCAATGAAATATCGCAATGGTTACGAGCAAGGCAAACTTGAGGGAGCATGGGTTGGCAATCAATTGAAGGATGCTGATAAGATTCGGCAAGAATTGAATAAACCAGTGATTCCGCAGTCCGTAGCGGAATACATCGAACACCAGAAAAATGAAGATTATCATTTACTTGGTGCGATGGCTGAAATCAGAAGTCATAAAAACAAAGAAATTGACGAATGGTTTACGGACGATGATAACATGGAACTCTTTGCTCGTGCGTGGCTGGACGGCTACGATATTCAGGAAACAAAGTATGTGGTGACAGATGGCAATCATTTGTATTTCAAAGGTTATCAAGAAGATATTGATATTGTTATACTGGCAGATGAGCAACCTGGCACGATAGAATACATCAAGAAATTTGATACAAGAGAGGAAGCGCAAGAAGTTGCAGATGTTCTTGGTTGGAAAGTTCAGGAGGTGTAGTGATGACAAAGATAGTATTGAAAAATCCTTACTTTGAAGAAGAAATTAAGGTAAAAGAAAGTATCAAACAAATAAAAGGGTGTCTTGATAACCTAGACTATGGGAATATCAGTTTTATGCAATTACAACAGATTGAGCCTACAGAAACTATCATCACGATAAATCCTAAAAACTTTGCAAAAATTGAATTTTACGAGGAGGAAACATGAAACGATTTATCGCAATATGGATGCTATTGTCCGCTGGATTGAATATTTGGCAGAGTATCCACATTAAAAAACTAGAAGAAAAGCGCCCGATGATTATATATCGAGCCGATAATCAAGGTGCAGAAATTAAAGGCAGAATCTTACAAAAGGAGAAGATTGGCGACATGTACACTGTTACAGTGAAAAATTACGGAATATTCGTAGTTACTCAAACAAATTATGAATCTCTCAAAATAGGAGATGAGGTAAGATTGTAATGACAAAATACAAGAAACCAACTTACATCATTATTCAGGAAGCGATGGCAGAGCGCATTAGATTTCTGGAAGATGAACTGTATGAAAGGGCCTATAAGGATATTGAGAAACTAGAAGCTCAAAATGATTTCTTAAAAGGTCTTTGTAACAATCAAATTGAAATCATCATGGATTACGAATGGAAGCAGATGCAAGAGCAGGCTGCATTCATAAAAGCTAATACCAGGAAATGGAGAGCAAGATGCAACTAAGATTGAAAGAACTTAGAGAGGATCTATGTCTATCTGTAGGACAGATGGCGAAAGAGACAGGTGTTTCACAAAATACAATCCATTTGTATGAGCGAGGTGGATATCCGTCGATTAAGCAAATTGAAATGATTGCTAAAACATATGACGTGAATCCTGCTTGGTTAGTTGGATGGATAGATGGTGAAATGATGCCTGGGTCCAGGTCGTTGAAAAAGTGGTCTATAAAGAGAGCCCAACGGCAAGATTGCCGGATTATTTCAACAACAATAACGAAGGTAAGATTATCAAGTGGAAGCAGTCACGAAGATATCGAGGGGGTAGGAATTGAAGAAATTAAGCGACGAAGACCTCAAAACATTAGACAGAGAACTTTTCAAATTTCAAAACATTCAACGGACAATAGATTTGAGAAGGCTAGAACTAGAAACTCGAAATCCAGATTCTCAAAGTGGGCCCAGCGTAGGAATAAGCAAACCTACCGAAACCATTGCAATCAGAATAGCGGATGATCCAACCTTAAAATTTCTCGAAGGGTTCAAAGCTATTATTAACAAACTCCTGTTCAATCTAGTTGATGAGGATAAGGAAATCTTTAATCTGCGCTGGAGATATCCTCAACTGAGATGGGAAGAAATAGCAGAACAGAAATTCATGAGCAAAGCTACAATCTATCGACGTAGAAGGATTATCCTAGAGCAGTACGCTATTTTGAAAGGTGAGCTATAAATAAACATGAGACAAAAGACATCTTGAAGTCTCACAAAAAAAGGGTTATTATGATAGCATGAACTTCTGAAACAAAAACACACATCACACTTTAGGAGTCATCCTTAATTCTAGTCAGAAAAGTTGTCCAACAGAAGTATCGTCAAGAGTCAGCAAATGCTGGCTTTTTGTTTTGGGAAAGGAGGTAGAATATGGAATTTGTATCACCGATAAAAGATAGTGACGACATTCAGGAAATGAAAGATTATCTCAGAGAGTGGAATGAGATGTATTATATGCTATTCATCACAGGTCTGAATACTGGTTTGCGAGTCGGAGATATACTTACCTTGAAAGTTAAAGATGTCCAGGGATGGCACATCAAGCTGAGAGAACGGAAGACTGGCAAGCAGATAACAAGACGGATGACAAAAGAACTCAAGAAAGAAATGAGAAGATATGTCGAAGACAAACCATTTCATCATTTCTTATTCAAGAGTAGGCAAGGGAAAAATAAAGCAATCACTCGTGAGAGAGCCTATCAAATTATTCATGAGGCTGCTGAAGAACTTGGCATTGATAATGTTGGAACACATACAATGCGAAAAACGTTTGGTTATAAATATTACAACAAGACAAAGGACGTAGGGACATTGCAGAAAATGTTCAATCACTCATCACCTGCAATCACCCTGAGATACATAGGGATAGAGCAAGCAGAGCTTGATGACGCACTACGGAACTTTGTCATTTAATTTTTTAGATATTACTTTCACATAATGAGTTAAGCATAAACTGAAAAAATGAAACTCTTTAAAACCCATGCCTAGTAAGGGTTTGAGATTTAGAGTGAGTTTAACAAAATATAAGATATGTGAAAGTGAGGGATAAAACAACCTAGAAAAAAGGAGTATAACATGATTAAAGAATACTGCGATATGCTGTTTGAATCTAGAGCAGTTGATAAACTAAACAAAGATATAAAAAACAATCCGGAAATAAATTTCAAAATAATTGGGTACAATGTCATTCCAAGAGAGTTCGGACCAGCTCTTACATTCATCCTTGTAAATTGGGAAAAAGAAATAGTTGAAGATTCTACAACCAAAATCTCTATAATACCAGAATCAGAAATAGCCACAAGCACTGATCCTGAAGTTTCAGAGTTTATTTCAAAACGTTTTAACATACCAGACAATCCTGAATAATTTTTAAGAATGAGACAAAAGACATCTTGAAGTCTCACAAAAAAAGGTTTATTATGGTAGCATAGTTTTCTTGTATGAGGAGGGGATAGGTCAAAGACCTGTCCCTTTTAGCATTGAGAAAGGAGGTTTGAGATGTATAACAAACCTATCAGACCATCCTTGAAATCTAAGAAGTGGGAGAAGTTCCGTGATAAGATTATGCGGAAGTTCGACTATCTTTGTCAGGAAAGTTTGAGGTATGGAATTTCAGTAGCAGCTGAAATGGTACATCATATCTTTCCTGTATCTGAATATCCTGAACTTGAATTCGTCGAGTGGAATTGTTTGCCGTTGACAAACAAGAAACACAATACGTTTCACGATAGAAAGAATGATAAGATTATCAATCAAGGATTATTTTGGCAAAGAAAGAGAAAAAAGGAATTTGAAGAATTTTATGGATACCCCCCACCTCTTTAAAAATTCATTTTGGCCAGTAGGGTACCGGTGAAGGGAACTTTTTCCAAGTCGGGGGCCTTCAAACAAAAAGGGGGTAAAAACTAAGCGATTTTGTTGAAAGGAGGTAGTTTTTGGCTAAACCAATTACAGCGAAGTCGATTAAGTCAAAAGTGGTCAAGCAGATGAAAGACTTGGGCACTTATCGTAAAGAGTTTGAAATGATCATTGACATCTTTGCAGGTATGCTATATCAGTATCAGAAACTTGCTCAAGATTATGCTGACATGGGTTATCCAGTAACAGACACCTACGTCAATAAGGCTGGTGCAGAGAATGAGCGCAAAGTTCCAATCTTGACAGCGATGGAAATTTTGAGGAAAGACATCCTCAGCTACTCTAATCAGCTGATGATGAATCCGAAGTCTCTCGGTGAGGTAGTAGAACAAGAAGGTGATTCAGTTCTTACTGAGGTCCTGAAGTTCAAGAACGAAATCAAAAAGAAGCGAGTGACTGGCAATGGGTAATCTTGATAAAGCGAAAGAGTATGCTCAGCACGTCATATCTCACAGAGAGGAACATTGCGAGGAGAACATTCTTGCAGCTGAAAGGTTCATTCGTGATCTTGACAATCCTGAGTTTGAAATGGATGAGGAAATCGTTGATTTTGTTGTTCACTTCATCGAGAATACGATAGTCCATCAGCAGGGTGATGATATGTTTGCGGTGTCTATCCGTAACAAGCCATTACTCTTGCAACCCTGGCAACATTTTGTAGTTGTGAACCTGTTTGGTTTTTACTACAAGGGTACAAATGAGCGCAGGTTCAAAGAAGCGCTTATCATGCTTGCTCGTAAGAATGGGAAGACATCGTTTACTGCTGCAATCGCTCTAGCTTATCAGATATTAGACACAGATAGCGGTTCAAAATGCTACATCGTGGCCAACTCAGTTAAGCAAGCGATGGAAGCCTTTGGATTTTTAAAATTCAATGTAGAGCGATGGAATGACAAGAACATTCGTATCAAGGATAACAACCAGGAACACTCAATCACTGCTAATTTTGGTATTGAGGGTTCTTTCTTTATCCAGGCATTGGCCAACGATGAAAGTCGTTTGGACTCATTGAACGGTAACGTAATTATCCTAGACGAAGCTCACACGATGAGAAACAGCAAGAAGTACGGTCTTATGAAGAAAACAATGTCAGCATACCGAAACAGTATGCTTTTTGTTATCTCTACGGCCGGTGATATTCCTACTGGTTTTCTTGCTAACCGTCTGAAATATTGTCAAAAGGTCCTTAAGCAATTGGTTAAGGATGATTCCTTGTTCATGTTTATCTGCAAAGCTGACCAGACGACCGATGGAGACGTGGGCGATTACCTGGACGAGAATGTTCTTAAAAAAGCTAATCCTTCATGGGGTGTGACGGTATCGCTCAAGGCTCTGAGAGAAGAAGCTGAGCAGGCTATGAATGATCCACAGACAAGAAATGAGTTTTTCAATAAAACTTTGAATGTATTCACTAACTCAATGAACGCTTATTTCAATCCTGATGAATTCATTGCTTCAGACAGTCAATACGATTGGACCTTAGAAGACCTAGCACGTCTACCTATCCAGTGGTATGGTGGAGCTGACTTGTCAAGATTGCATGACTTGACCGCTGCTGCGTTATACGGAGTCTATCATGACGGTGAGAAAGATGTTGATATTTGCATCACACACGCTTTCTTTCCTCGTGTAAACGCTCAAAAGAAAGCCAATGATGACGGGATTCCACTCTTTGGCTGGCAGTCTGATGGTTGGCTGACGATGAGCAATACTCCGACCGTACTCTATGATGATATTGTTAAATGGTTCATCAAGATGAGGGAGAAAGGGTTCAAGATTGCTGCTGTCGGAATGGATAGGAAATTTGGCCGTGAGTTCCTGACGAAGATGAAACAAGCTCGCTTCAAGATGATTGACCAACCTCAGCTTTTTTATCTGAAATCAGAGGGATTCAGACGGATTGAGTTCAAAGTTAAGAATAAAGAATTTTACTATCTTCATTCGGACGCTTACGAATACTGTGTGAGCAATGTTAGAGCAATTGAAAAGGTGGATGATGCTGTGCAATATGAAAAATTAGATGGTGACGGTGGTACTGCAAGAATTGACTTGTTCGATGCCAGCGTTTTTGCTTGCATTCAGGCTCTTGCTAATCTTGGTAAGAATCAGAATGTCATGAGCTTCTTTGATTAGAGAAAGGAGGTGAGGAAAGATGGGGCTTTTAGATAGGTTTTTGAAACGTGGTAAGAGTCGAGGTGGAACGAATGTTATCACTCATTCAGATTTTGGGCTTTATATCGACGGTGATAGCTATGTGCCTTTGGCCCGCAATCCTGATGTGATTGCAGCAGTTAACAAGATTGCTGACATGGTATCTAACATGACCATTCATTTGATGGAGAATACCGACAAAGGAGACATTCGAATAAAAGACGGGCTAGCTCGCAAGATTGATGTAAACCCATGCGACAACATGACTCGCAAAACTTGGATTTTCAAGATTGTGCGTGACCTATTGTTGTTTGGCGATGGGAACTCGGTTCTTCATGTTGAGTATGATCCTGTGAATGATTACATTTTGAACCTGAGACCATTCTCTATGAGTGAAGTATCGTTCAAGAGTGATGATGTTGGTTATATCGTGAATTATCGTGGTATCGACTACAACCCAAGCGAAATCGTGCACTTTGTAATCAACCCAGATCCAGACAATCCATTTGTAGGGACTGGATATAGGCTTGCTCTGAGAGATATTGTTAGGAATTTAAACCTTGCAACTCAAATCAAAAAAGGCTTTATGAATGGCAAGAACGTTCCTAGCTTGATTGTTAAGGTTGATTCTTCGAGTGGAGAATTGGGCACGCAAGAGGGGCGAGACAAGGTCGCTAAGAAATACTTAACAACAAGTCAGGCAGGTGAGCCGTGGATTATTCCTGATGCTTTGTTGAGTGTCGAACAGGTCAAGCCATTAAGTTTAAAAGATATCGCTATCAATGAATCTGTTGAAATTGACAAGAAAACAGTTGCTGGGCTTTTGGGAGTTCCAGCTTTTATTTTGGGAGTTGGTAGCTTTGACAAAGAAGAATACAACAACTTTGTCAATACAACGGTCATGAGCATTGCTACAACAATCACTCAGACCTTAACGAGAGACTTACTCGTTTCAAACAATCGGTATTTCAAACTTAATGCTCGCTCGCTTTATTCGTACGACATTACAGAATTGTCTTCAGTTGCTGAACAGATGACTAAAAGTATGGCAATGCGTCGAAACGAGTGGAGGGATTGGCTTGGGATGCCACCTGATCCTGATATGGATGAGCTCCTTGCTCTTGAGAACTATATCCCACAAGACAGACTTGGGGACCAGAAGAAACTGAAAGGGGGTGAGGAAGAGAATGAACAAACGGAATAGCTATCGCACTGCTCAGTTCAAAACACGAGAAGAAAGTGAAACTGGTGATTTGATTTTGAGTGGGTACTTTATCAAGTTTGATGAAGTTACTGAATTATGGCCAGGTTACTTTGAAATGATTAAGCGTGAAGGTGTTGAAAAAGCAATTCAAAACGCTGACATCCGGGCATTGTTTAACCATGATGATAGTTTAGTGCTTGGTCGTACTGGCAATGGAACGGTCACTTTGGGAGTTGATGAAATCGGACTTTACGGGGATATCATCATCAACAAGGATGATCCGCAAGCTGTTGGGGCCTATGCTCGTGTTCAGCGTGGCGATGTGATTGGATGTAGCTTTGGTTTCATCCCAATCAAAATCAATACGGAAGAGCAAGCAGATGGTTCGTACCTGGACACTATCTTAGAATTAGAAATCTTTGAAGTGAGTCCATGTACTTTCCCAGCCTATCCGCAAACGGAAATTGCTGCACGACAGAAAGACTTTGAAAGTCAACAACGTGCCAATCGTGAAGCGCTGGACAAGCGCAAGAAAGAAATTAAGGAGAAATTTAACCTATGCACAAATCATTGATTTTAGGCGCTCGCATGCGCAACAAAGCAGAAAAAGTGGTGGAACTTGAAGAATCAATCAAAGAATTGAACAAGCGTTCTGAACTTGAAGCGAAGAAATTGGATCAAGCTGGAAATGATGAAGAAGTTTCAGCAGTTGAAAAGAACCTGGAAGATATCCAAAAAGAATTGGATGAAAAATTGGCAGAAAAAGAACAACTTGAAAAGGAAATCGAAGATTTGAAAAATCAAGTTGAAGAATTGAATCGTAAGGCACCGACTTATCCAAGCAAAGAACATCGTGGAGGACAAAAATTGGAACAACGTGACGCAATTGCTAAATACATTCGTACTGGTCAAACTCGTGACATCGTAGGCTTGAAAACTACTGATTCAGGAAGCGCAGCTCTAATCCCGACTGAAGTACTAAAACCTCACTTCCTTGAAAAAACACGCAATCCACTTTTGGATCTTGTGGAACGTGTTAAAGTTAACAGTGGATCTGGTAAATATCCAGTTATCAAGAAAACGGATGGTGTAATGGTTTCAACAGATGAATTGAAAGCAAATCCAGAACTCGGAAAACCAGCAATCAGCGAGATTGATTATTCAATCAAGACTTACCGTGGATATGTCCCTGTGTCACAAGAAATGATTGATGACGCAGACTATGACATCATGTCCATTGTTGAAGACGAAGTGTTCAATCAAGGTGAAAACACTGAATTGTCATTAGTTACAGCTGTCCTCAAAACAGCTACCCAAGCAGATGCAGCTGGATTTGATGGTATTAAAGATATCTACAACAAGAAGCTTAAATCAATTTACAAAGCAAGCATCGTTGTAACTAAGTCAATGTTTGCTGCACTTGACAAGGTGAAGGATAAAGATGGGCGCTACATGCTTCAAACTGATGTAGCTTCACCTACTGGCTATTCATTTGGTGGGAAAACAATCTACAAAGTAGATGACGCAGTGTTTGGAAACGAAGGAGACATGAAATTCTTCATCGGAGATGTTACTGAGTTCGTCAAAGAGTTTGACCGTTCTCAAGTATCCGTTAAATGGGTGAACAATGACATTTACGGACAATTGCTTGGGCTTTTTATCCGTTTGGATATTAAGAAAGTAGATGAAGAAGCTGGATTCTTCGGAACCTATACTGATGTTGTAGCTTAAGGAGGTAACGTATGAGCTATAAAGTAATCCGTCCTTTCAAGGACTTGGCTGATCCTGAAAAACATGACTACGCTGTTGGCGATATCTTCCCTCGTGAAGGATATGAGCCCACAGATAGCTTTACCAATGGCCTTTTGACTGGTGCCAACACTGCTGGCTCTATCTTCCTTGAGGTTTTGGGAGATGATGAACCGAAGAAACCAGCTCCTGAAACAAAAGAAGTTAAGGAAGAGCCCGCAGTTGAGCAGGAAGAAACAGTTGAGGAAACTGCTGAAGAGCCTGCTAAGGAAGTTGAGGAGTAAGCATGGATGAAGGTCAGCTTTTAGAATTGCTGAAGCTTAAGTTGGGTATTTCAACCGACTTGAGAGACAAGCCGTTAAAAAAAATCATTTCAAGTGTCATCACTGAATTGACCGATAACCTCGGTATCGAGCTTGTTGGTGAGCGTGCTGACCATGAAATGTTTATCGTTGATTATGCTGCTTATCGCTATGAGGGTGGGGTGGATATGCCACGTCACCTTCAATGGCGACTGCATAATTTACAGATAGCATCAAAGAAAGAGGTCAAGAATGTGGAATCATGAAATCACGCTGATCTCTAAAAAAGTCACAGGTAAGGACAAGTTGCTACAACCAATCTCTGAAGATGTTGAAGTTACTCTGTTGTGTCGTAAAAAGAAGGTTACTCGCTCTGAATTTTATCAAGCAAACCAGGCAGGTCTAAAACCGAGCTTGGTCGTTGAGATTCGAAATTTTGAGTATGAGAATCAGGAGTTTGCGAAATTTGAAGGCAAGCAATATCGTATCTTGAAAACCTATCCTATTGATTCTGAAATTTTAGAGTTGACTTTATCAGAGGTATTGAAATGAGTAATGACCTTGCTGATTTGATAGCGAAAGAGCTTGCAGCTTACTCTGATGAGGTTACTGGAGAAGTGGATAAGATTGCAGAGCAAGTGGCCGATGAGACTGTGGATGAGTTGAAAGAGACAAGTCCGAAACGGTACGGAAAGTATCGTAGAAGTTGGAAAAAGAAGAAGTTGGCCAATGGCTCTTTCGTTGTGTTCAACGCAGTTGCAAGTCTTACTCACATACTTGAAAACGGGCACCTTTCAAGAAATGGTGGTCGTGTCGCTGGTATCGTCCACATCAAGCCAGCTGAAGAAAAAGCAATTCAGAACTTTGAAAAGCGTATCAAGGAGATTGGGAAATGAAGCTATCAGATTTTGCTGCTATTTTGGAACAGGCAGACTTGCCTGTCACTTATCGAGCGTTTAAAACTGGGAACGCTCCTGACCTACCTTACCTGGTCTATTATGAATCGAGTCCAGCCATCAATGCAGCTGACAACACGGTTAATCATCAGATTAAGAGCGTGACAGTAGAGCTAGCTTTTGAGCGGAAGGATGAAGATTTGGAAGAACATCTGGAAGAGCTGTGGACAACCCACGAGCTCTTTTTCGATGTTCAAGAAGAAACATTTATCGAGACTGAAAGACTCTATGTCAAGTCTTATACGGTCTATCTATACTAAGGAGGAATGACATGACTCAAGAAAATAAAGTAACCTATGGTTTAAAAAATGTTCACGTTGCGCCAATTAAATCAATTGGTGCAGATGGAGTGATTGCTTACGATGAAATTTTCCGCTTTCCTGGAGCAATGGAATTGACATTGGATCCAAAGGGTGAATCAACACCAATCAAAGCAGACGATATCGATTATCACTTCATGAACTCAAACGAAGGGTATGATGGGAAATTCAAAATCTCTCACATTATTGAAATGTTTGCGACTAAGATTTTGGGTGAAATCAAAGATGCTCAGACGGGTGTTTTGACTGAAAAAGCTGATGCAGAATTCACATCATTTGCCTTGATGTTCGAATTTTCAGGGGACAAGAACAAAACACGTCATGTTCTTTACTACTGTTCAGCGAGCCGTCCAGGAAATGGCTCAAAAACCAAGAACGGTACAAACGTCAATGAGCGTGAACTCGGCTTTAAAGCAAGTCCTCGTCCTCTGGATTCAGTTGTTAAACGTTCTATCACATCAGCTGATAATAAAGAAATTTATGACAACTGGTTCAAGAAAGTGTATGAACCTACTGCGGTGGCAGCTTAAGGAGAAGATCTATGCGTAAAATCGTTTTGGTTGGTGATCAGGAGTATGAGTTGGGGACCAATGGCTATACTCCTATCGCCTACAAGCAACAATTTGGGAAAGATTATTTTCAAGATTTGTTCTCAATGTTGAAAAATCAATCATTCATGAATGAATTGAACAAGCTGGAAACCGACAAAGAGTTGACAGCGACTGATATTGACGTTTCGATGTTGTCAGATTTTGACATGACCTTTTTCAACCGTCTTTTTTGGACCTTTGCTAAATCTGCAAATCCTCAAATCAAGCCTTATGAACAATTCTTCATGGAAATGGAAATCTTCCCGATTCAGGAAGTTGGACCTGTGCTGATGGAAATGCTGAATGCGAGCATGACGACAAAAAAGCACCAGATGAGTCAGAATCAGCTAGCGAAGAAATCTTCACAGTAGAATCCTATCTATCTTGCTGTAAAGAAACTGGTCTGTCTATCGATGATCTAAAGCACATCTCAATCGGAATGGCTCTGGATTATCAGACGGATTATGTGAATTTACGGAGTGAGGATAAGGGTGGCGAACGGAAAGCCACGCAAGCTGATTTTGACAGTTTTTAAAGAAAAAATGAGTGCTGAGAGAGTGATTCTGAGGTCAAGTTCCTTGCCCTGGCTGCATTATCAGTCGTAGAAGTTCTCTCAGCGCTTTTCTATTTTTTTGAGAAAGGAGGAAATATGGCAGGAAATATCAAAGGTATCAAAATTGAAATCGATGGCGACACGCAACCCTTGCAGAAGGCGCTGAAAAATGTCAATAAGGCCGCTACTGATGCAAGTCAGGAGTTGAGACAGATTGACAAGGCCTTGAAATTTGATACAGGGAACGTAACGCTCCTGACTCAGAAACAAGAGGTCTTACAAAAGCAAGTTTCGACGACCAAGGAGAAACTGGAAACCTTGAGACAAGCTCAGTCTCAGGTGGAACAGCAGTTCAAAAATGGTGATATCGGTGCTGATCAGTACCGTGCCTTTCAACGCGAAGTCGAAGTTACTCAAAACGTCCTAAAAGGATATGAGGGTAAGCTTGCAAATGTGAACCAGGCGCTTGCTGAGAATGGGAATGCAACTAAAAGCAACCAAACGAAACTGAAAGAATTGCAGAATGAACAGAGTCAACTTGCTTCAGAGATGACTAAGGTGACAAGCTCATTCAAACTGCAAGAAAGTGCTTTAGGTTCAAATGCTAGCGAAGCTGAGAGAAATGCTCTTGCCCAGAAAAAGATTGGTGCTCAGTCTGAGATTGTAAGTAAACAAATTTCTAATCTAGAACAGCAATTGGAAATCACTAAAAAAGAATTTGGTGAGAACTCCACACAAGCCAACAAGATGGAAGCTGAGCTAAATCAGGCTAAGACTGCTTTTAATCATCTCAATGATGAGATGAAGGGAACAAAGTCTGCTGCTGATGGCACTCAAGAAAGTTTAAGTGAAATCTCAAGAAATTTAAGAGCAGAACTACTTCAACAGTTTAGTGAGAAGTTGAGTGCTATTTCAGATAAGCTTGTGGAAGTAGGGAAAGAAGCGGTAGAAGCGGCTGCTCAAATGCAAGCTAGTAATGCTCAATTTACTACTGTTTTCGGAGATATGGAAACTCAAGCAAGAGAAGCATTGAATGCTATTGGTCGGGAAATGGATATTGTCCCAGAGCGTTTACAAGGGTCATTTACTCAGATGGCTTCATTTGCTAAAACTTCAGGATTGAATACTTCCGAAGCTTTGGATCTAACTTCTCGTGCGACTAGGGCAGCAGCAGATGGTGCAGCATTTTATGATAAGTCCATTGAGAGCGTGACAGAGAGCTTACAATCTTTTTTGAAGGGAAACTTTGCTAACGATGCCGCTCTTGGAATCTCTGCGACAGAGACAACTAGGAATGCCGCTGCAAATAAACTGTATGGCAAATCATTCAAGGACTTGAGCGAAGCGCAGAAGCAACTGACCTTGCTTCAGATGGTCGAAGACGGAAATAAACTCTCAGGAGCTCTTGGACAGGCTGCAAGAGAATCAGACGGATTAGAAAACGTGATGGGGAATCTGAAACAAGCTGGGACCAATGCATTATCTGCTATTGGTCAACCTCTTCTGGAAATGATGATCCCTGTTTTCCAAACCTTGGAAACGATTGTGAAAGGTGTAGCTGAGCTGTTTAATTCCTTACCTGCTCCAGTAAAAGATTTTGTTGTTATTTTAGGAACAGTTGTGACTGCTGTAGGGGTCATAGCCCCCATATTCTTATCGTTGCAAGCCCTTGCTGAGTTTTTAAAAATATCTATTGGAGAAATGATAATTGCCGCATTGCCAATTATTGGAACAGCTATTGCAATTGCTGCCGCAGTTGCTGCAATTATTGTTATTGTGAAATATCTCTGGGAAACTAACGAAGGTTTTCGAGATGTGGTCACGACTGTCTGGAATGCAATTCTTGAGGTCATCAATACAGTCATATCAGAGATTTCTAATTTTGTCATGAGTATCTTTGGGACTGTTGTTGCTTGGTGGACAGAGAACCAGGAACTTATCAGAACAAGTGCTGAGACTGTCTGGAATGCAATTTATACGGTCATCAGTACAATACTGGATATACTTGGCCCCTTGCTTCAGGCTGGTTGGGATAACATTCAACTGATCATTACAACAGCTTGGGAGATCATCAAGACCGTTGTTGAGACTGCAATAAACGTTGTCCTTGGTATCATTCAAGCAGTTATGCAGATCATCAATGGTGATTGGTCAGGCGCTTGGGAAACTATCAAGGGAGTGTTTTCTACTGTATGGCAAGCTATTCAAAGCATTGTTCAGACTATTTTCTCAGCCATTCAGAGCTACATTTCAAATATTCTCAACGGCATTTCAGGAACTGTCTCAAATATTTGGAACGGTATCAAGGATACTGTCTCAAATGTGTTAAATGGTATATCTGGTACAGTATCAAGTGTTTGGGAAGGTATCAAGAGTACCATTTCAGGTGCTATCAATGGTGCAAGGGATGCTGTTTCTTCAGCTATTGAAGCCATCAAAGGATTGTTTAACTTCAACATCAGCTGGCCACATATTCCACTACCTCACTTTTATGTGAGCGGTTCAGCCAATCCATTAGATTGGTTGAGTCAAGGTGTTCCAAGTATTGGAATTGAATGGTATGCCAAAGGCGGTATCATGACAAAACCAACCATCTTTGGAATGAATGGAAATAACATGATGGTTGGCGGTGAAGCTGGTAATGAAGCAGTGTTACCACTTAATGACAAAACACTTGGTGCTATCGGTCGAGGTATTGCTCAGACAATGGGTGGAATTTCACCGACAATCAATATCACTATCACTGGCAATACCGTCAGAGAAGAAGCTGACATCATTCGTATTGCTGACGAGGTAGCGCAGAGGATTGCTGACGAATTGCAACGTAAAACACAATTGAGAGGAGGGTTTGCATGATAAAGCATAATGAGCTTGTGATTGACGGTGTTAGAACATCGTCTTTTCCTTTTAAGGTCATTGTCCATGATTCTCCCTCAATTGTACTGGGAGAGAGCAAGACAGCCCTTTTGGAGCATGGTGGTATCAGTGGAGCAATTGTTCAGACGAACAAGCATAGGGAACTAGTCAAGAAAACTTATACCATTTACTTAGTCAAACCTACTGAAGAACAGATGAATCAATTTATGAGTCTGTTTATCCGTGAAAAGTTCTGGCTAGAGAGTGAGCGAGTCAAAACAACTCGTCTTTGGTGCTATAAGGTCAATGTGAGCGACCTTGAAGAAGTGCAACCTGGTCTTTACATGACCAAAGCAACCTTCACTTGTCACCCTACCAAACACTTCAAAGTCACTGATACACAGATATTGACAAGAAGTGGGACCTTGACCGTTCAAGGTTCTGCTCTTGCCTTTCCTAAAATCACAATCGTTGGTCAGAGCGCTTCTGAGACTTCGTTTACAATCGCTGGTCAGGTCATTAGGCTTGAAAAGCTCTCAGAATCGCTTGTGATGGTCAATAATCCTGACAATCCAAGTTTTAAAACGACAACAGGGAAGCCAGTGAAATGGTCGGGGGATTTTATCACAGTTGATCCAGCGAAAGTGAAGAATGTTGGGGTTGTTTTGGGACCAGGTATTCAATCGCTTGAAATCGAAACGGTTTGGGGGTGGGCATAATTGCTTTATCTACTTAATAAAGATGTGAGAACCGTTCGGTGGAATGGGGAGCCACTTCATGAATCGACTTCAGCGATTGTTAAAGAGACGATGAATGGCGATTTCACCTTAACTGTGAAATATCCCATTTCCGACTCTGGTATTTATCAGCTCATCAAAGAAGATATGTTGATAAAAGCGCCGACTCCTGTTCTTGGTGCGCAGCTATTTCGTATCAAGAAACCTGTTGAGCACAATGACCATCTTGAAATCACAGCCTATCACATTTCAGACGATGTGATGCAACGTTCTATCACGCCAATGAGCGTGACTAGTCAGAGCTGTGGCATGGCTCTTTCTCGCATGGTTCAAAACACCAAAACTGCTTTAGGGGATTTTTCTTTCAATAGCGATATCCAGGATCGTAGGACCTTCAATACGACTGAAACAGAAACTCTGTACTCTGTATTGCTGGACGGTAAGCACAGCATTGTTGGTACATGGGAAGGCGAGCTGGTTCGTGATAACTTTGCAATGACTATCAAGAAGAGTCGTGGTGAGAATCGTGGTGTTGTTATTACAACGCACAAAAATCTGAAAGATTATCAACGCACAAGAAATAGTCAGAATGTTGTCACAAGAATTCATGCAAAGTCGACGTTTAAGCCTGAAGGCTCTGAAAAAGAAACAACTCTCAGAGTGACTGTAGATAGTCCTCTTATCAACTCATACCCTTATATCAATGAAAAAGAGTATGAGAACAACAATGCTAAAACTGTTGAAGAGTTGCAGAAGTGGGCACAGTCTAAGTTCTCAAATGAGGACATTGACAAGGTCTCTGATGCTATCAAGATTGAAGCTTATGAACTTGATGGGCAAGTTGTTCACATGGGTGATACGGTCAATCTCAAGAGCCGGAAACATAATGTCGATGCATTCAAGAAAGCTATTGCTTATGAGTTCGATGCCTTAAAAGAAGAATACATCTCTCTGACTTTTGATGATAAGGCAGGCACTGGTGGTTCTAGAGCTTCTGGTGGGCTATCTAGCGCAGCTGATGCCATCCTTGGAGTAACAGAATCTGCACAAGAAGTCGCCCTTGAAAAGGCTCTTCAAAATGCTGACTTAGACTTTGATCATAAGGCTGGATTGCTTAGACAGGAAATTTCTGACGGTATTGAACTGGCCAAAGCCAGAGCTGAAGAAGTCAAGAGAGAACTGTCTGACACTATTGACCAGCGGTTTAACAGTTTTAACAACGGCCCATTACAAGAAGCCAAGCGCAGGGCTGAAGAAGCCTTGAGAAACGCTGGCGCAAGTACCCTGCTTGCACAGGAAGCCAAGCGGATTGGGTTGGATTCAATTGCCAAACTTGATGAGTTTAAGAAACAGGCTACGAGCGCTCAGATGGCTTTGTCGGGTGACTTGGATGCCTTGAAACGGACGGTTACAAACGAGGTAAATCAAGCTTCAGAATATCGCAGAACGACCACAGAGGCCCTTAGTCGTATGACTGGCCAAATGGACGGATTTGCGACCAAATCTGAAGTCAAGCAAGGCATTGATGGGCTGACTCAGACATTTGCCAAAATGAAGGTCGGTGGGCGGAACTATGCTGAAGACTACGACTTTTCAAGAGGTCTTTGGCAATATAGCCAAGGCGACAGTAGTCCACAAGATTGGACTATCTTGAACGGTGAATACAACGTTAAAGGTACGACTAACACTTGGAAGCAGATGCAAATCCATTCGAAAGAAGGGAGTCGAGCTTCAGGCAAGAATTCGACAGCTCTTCTCGATTTAGAAATTGGCGAGACTTACACACTCTCGTTTCAAGGAATTTGCTACTCTGGTTCTCCAAACGTCTGGGTGTCATTAAGAGCTAATCGAACAGCACCTGGTAATCCTGAGATTATGAATGGTAATTTCACTCTCACATCTAGCTGGCAGACTTATCAAGTCACTATCCCAACGCTGACCAAGCCTGATAATTTTGACTTCTGGGGAATTATTCTGGGCTATAGCAAGATTGGCCATGTAGCATTTCGTAAAGTCGAATTAACCAGAAGTTCGACTCGTATAGATGCAGGACCTGCTCCTGAAGATGGGAAGTCTGACCTTATCGTTGCCAAATCTGAATTTCAGAAAACCGCCGATGGCCTATCTACGAAGCTAGCAACTATTGAAACTTATATCGGACAAGATGGTCAGCGACAGGAAGCCTTAAGAAGATACACTCGTGAGGAAAGTGCTAAGCAAGCAACGTCTGTACGTGAGCTGGTCACAAGGGACTATGTAGGAAAAGCGAGTCATCAGGAAGATGTGAGAGCTATTGAACGCAAGTTTGAAGCTATCACCAATCCACAAAATGGATCAATTGCGACTCAGATTGCGACTTACAAAAATGCAGTAGATGGACGATTTGCTGAAATCACCTCACTGATTTCTGGCAAAGCTAGTCAGTCTGACTTCCAGCGTGTGAAGGAAACCAGCCAGCTCTATGAGCGTATTCTTGGTAATACAGATAATGGAATTGCTAATAATGTGGCTCGTATGGCTTTGACAAGTCAATTATTCCAGGTTGAAGTGTCAAAGGCGTCAGCAAGTGGACGAAATCTTTTCTTAAATTCGCTATTCAAACGTGATTTAAGAGATAAATATTCAACGTACAAGCTGTTTGATGATGCTTCGCAGACCAAAGGACAGTTAGCTGTAAGTATTGATTCTGACAATCAATTTAGAGGAGTGAACACATTGAAGATTGTATCAACCTTCAATGGCAAAATTGATAATCAAAAAATCACTTTCTCACTTGGTGGTAATTCACGCACTAGTCGAGTTGATGAACTGAAAAATAAATCAGCAAGATTTAGCTTTTGGGCAAAATCTACTGTCAATAATACGAATTTTCAAGCTAGAGCAGGATATAGAGGTACTGTTAAAAGTGTCTCATTGACTACTGATTGGCAATTTTACGATGTTGAGTTCATAAAAAATGAAAACACAAATGCTACAAGCGAGTTAATCTTACATGTTTTTTCAAACGCAACCGTTTGGATTGCATTTCCAAAAGTTGAAATTGGAACAGCGTCAACTCCATTTTCAGAAGCTCCTGAAGACACAGACGAAGCGATTCGCACGGTTCAAAGTCAGTTAGCTGGCTCGTGGTCGGTTCAGAATCTGACCAGCGCTGGTTCGATCGTTTCTCAAATCAATGCGACTAACAATCAAATCTTGATTGAGGCCGAGAAGATTCGTTTGAAAGGTAAGACCTTGCTCGATGAATTGACTGCAATTAATGGCTATTTCAAGCGTATTTTTGTCGGCGAGGGTGCATTTGCTAAGCTGAACGCTGAGATTATCGGTTCAAAGACTATCACAGCTGATAAGCTCATTATGGACCAAGCAATGGCTCGGATGTTCGTATCAAGCAATATATTTACGGACATGCTTGCGGCTAAAGAGGCTTTCATCAACAAGCTTCGGTCTGTTGTGGTTACTGCTACCTTGCTTGAAGGTTACAAGGGTAAAATCGGAGGATTCCAAATTGGCACACATGATAACGACTCAAGTTCATTCTGGTTGACTGGGTTAGACCAATTTAAGGTCGGTATGAGTAATGGTAGAGGTCGACAGTTCCAGACAGCGTTTTGGGCGAATTGGGGAAACAGTTGGGGCAAGCCAGGGCCTTTATCTTGGTACGTCACTCTTGAAGGTAAAATGTTCTGCAGAAACGATGCGGCATTTCATAAAGTGGTTGACTTCTCAAACACAAGCATAATCAATTTTTATGGCTCAAATAATTTTCACAAAAATATTGAAATGGTTGGTGGTACTGAAATTTATGGAACCGGTCGAAGTCCTCGCGAGAATGGCAAGAATGCAGTTATTTGGTGGAGCCAAGTCGGGGACGGGACGGTGAAATACCACATCGATAAGGCCTCCGACAGACGATTGAAAGAAAATATCACAGAGACAAGTATAAAAGCCTTGGACAAAATCAATCAATTGGTTATGGTCGCATTTGATTTCATTGATAGTAAAAAGCATGAGGAAATTGGTTTAATCGCTCAAGATGTTGAAGCCGTAATACCTCAAGCAATTTCACAAAATCCTGAGAACCTAGATGGCTATCTGCATATCGACTATACCGCGTTAGTGCCTTATCTAATTAAGGGTATTCAAGAACTCAATCAAAAAATAGAAAAAATGGAGAAATCAGCATGAACGAACAAGACAAACAAATCAGTACACTAACAATTAAATCACTAAGTGAGAGAGTCAGTAATGAAGCTACTCAATCAGCTACTCTAGAGGCTCTCTACACAGTTACTGCAATGGAACTTGAGCAGATGAAACGAATCATCGAGTCAGACGAAGAGCTCAAAGCAAAATTTGAAGAAGTGAAAGGAAAAATGACAAATGGCAATTAACAATTATGAACTAGCAAGCAAGCCTTATACACGAGGTTTGGGCGACAATATCAAGACAGTGGTTGAAATCCATCTGTCAGAAGGCAATCGGTACAGTACAAACATGCGTGAGCTAATAGGAGACCGAACAGATGAGCAAGAGGATGTCTTGATTCAAGCAGTGTTGGATATCCTGAAGGCTGAATTAGATCCAGGCGCAGCAATCGTGCAAGCGCAAGCTAAGCTTGAACAAGCTGAGCAGCAGATTGCACAAAACAAGAGTGAGCAGGACAAGCTTGCAGCTCTTATTAAGCAGACTGAAGAAAATTCGAAGGTAAATCAGAAGGTCATACATGTTCTTGTGTTGAACTCTGTCATGAGCAAGAATATTGGTTATGGAACGACCTACAAAGAGATAGTTGAGTTGATTCCACTAGCTGAAGTTGGTAAGACTTACTTACCACATGACTTGATTACCATTGAAGACCCTGAACACGTAGAGGTCAATGGTGAAGGGAAGCGCATCTTGGTTCAACTTAACAAGGAATTTACCTATAATGGTGAGCCTGTCAGCGCATTTGTGACAAATGGTACTTTGGAACAAAACGGAACGGGTGTCGCTTGGAAATTTGAAGGGAAAGAGTAGGAGGTGTGTATGCCAGGATATGAACGATTTCTCGTACAGATCTTCATCACCCTCATTCCTGTGATTGGTCTTTATTTTTCGATGAAAGATAAAGCAACCAAACAAGAGAATCGTCTTACGATTTTAGAGAAAGATATCGAAAATCTGAACGAATTCAAGACATCAGCCAACAAGCGGCTCGATAACCACGATGAACAAAACAAGGCTATCTTAGTACTAGCTGAGCAAGTAAAATCACTTGGTGAAGACGTAAGAGAGCTTAAAAATTTAATTCAAAATAAACAATAAAAGGAGAAATGCACATGATTAACTGGAAATTACGTTTGCAAAATAAAGCAACACTTATTGCTCTTTTAGGGGCAATCTTCTTGATGTCTCAACAATTCGGTCTTGAAATTCCAAAAAATATCCAAGACGGTGTGAACACATTCGTTTACATCCTGGTATTGATTGGTGTCGTGAATGACCCAACAACTGCAGGAATTTCTGATAGCAAAAGAGCGCTCGAATACTACGAGCCAAGCGAAGATTAGGAGAAAAAAATGAAGAAAAACGACTTATTCATCGACGTATCTAGCCACAATGGATACGATATTACAGGTATTTTGGCTGACATGGGTACACAGAATACTATTATCAAAATTTCTGAAAGTACAAGCTATATCAACCCTTGCCTGTCCGCTCAAGTTGAGCAATCCATACCAGTTGGTTTCTATCATTTTGCTTGGTTTGGTAGTGATATCGAAGAAGCTGAGCGAGAGGCACGCTACTTCCTTGACAATGTGCCGAAGCAAGTAAAATACTTGGTATTGGACTATGAAGATCACGCTAGCGGAGATAAACAGGCAAACACAGATGCTTGTATTCGCTTTATGGAAATCCTCAAAGAAAATGGCTATGAGCCAATCTATTACAGCTACAAACCATTCACGCTTAATAATATCTATTATGAGCAGATTCTTGCGAAATTCCCAAACAGCCTTTGGATTGCCGGCTATGGGCTAAATGATGGAAATGCTGATTTTGAATATTTCCCATCCATGGACGGGATCCGCTGGTGGCAATACTCTTCAAATCCGTATGACAAGAACATTGTTTTACTAGATGATGAAGAAGCTAAGCCTGAATGGAAACAAAACGACACAGGCTACTGGTATGTTCGAGAAGACGGCTCTTATCCAAAAGAGAAGTTTGAGAAAATTAACGGTACTTGGTATTATTTTGACGGATCTGGCTACATGTTAGCAGAACGTTGGAAAAAGCACACAGACGGTCATTGGTATTGGTTTGATAAATCAGGTGCCATGGCAACAGGTTGGAAGAAAATCGCTGAAAGCTGGTACTATTTCGATGTAGAAGGTGCTATGAAGACTGGTTGGGTTAAGTATAAAGATGCTTGGTACTACCTCGATAGCAAGGACGGCAACATGGTATCTAATGCCTTTATCCAGTCTGCAGACAAGAAAGGCTGGTACTATGTCAAAGAAGATGGCAGTCTAGCAGACAAGCCAGAGTTCACAGTCGAGCCAGAAGGCTTGATAACAGTTAAATAAAACGAAAGGAAACTTTCTAAAATGTTCTTTCACCGCAGGCAATAGCTTGCGGTTTTTTGTTTGCAATAAAAAAAGCAGTGACCGAAATCACTGCTTATCAGCTATAGCAAATTCATAGAGCTTTTCTGCTGTTAGAAGCGCCATTTTGTCCATGCTTGTTTTTCCTTTTCTGAGGTCAGAAACAGTAGTCCAAGGAACTCCAGCGCCTTGCGAAATAGCAGATGTAGACATCGGGCTGTCTAATAATTCTTGAATAATTTTTCTCATACTTATTTGTCCTTTTTATTCTTTAGATAAATATATACATTGACTGCAATTATAAAAATAGCTATTGCACTAACCATTGCTTTTCCTCTTTTCATTTGATAAAATAGAGGTGTGAGGGGCTTTCGCCCCCACCTCTTAGCGTTTACCTTTTTCTTTTGCGGGAGTTGGGTTTACGCTTTTTATTTTGTCTTGCGACTGTTATTGCAGTCACCAGACTTGCTATGGCAGTTACTGTTTCAGGGATATTATCTATTGCTTTTTCAAGTAACCTAAGCCAATCTTCTTTGTTCAACTTCCTCACCTCCTTTCCTTATCTTGATTATATTATATCACGGTATACCGAGAAACTCAAGCGATTTGATGAAGTTTTTTAAATTTTTTCGAAAAAAATAGACCTTGTCCAGAGGTCGGGAAGTTGGAGGGGACACCCTCCGTTTTTGCTTATTTAATAGGAAATAATTTTACCTTTTTCATAATAATCTCCCTTAACTCCACCCAATCAGGTGGAGTTTTTTGGCTCTATTTCAGGCTTTTGGGGACTATTCCAAAAA